CAAAAAGTAAAACGAGGAGATTTAATAGGTCTCTCTGGAAATACAGGAAGGTCTACAGGCCCACATTTACATTTTGGTGTAAAAGATAAGCAAGGCAACTACAGAAGTCCAACAGAAGAAGAATTAAAAAATGCAATATCCGTATCAGAAAAAATTAGCGCACTTTCAATTGAAAATATGGACCAACGCATGGCTCTAATGTCACCAGACGCTGGTGGAGGAACAACTGTTAATACCACAAACAATAACTACTCCGCCGGCAGAGGAGACTCCCAAGCAGTCGCTGGTGTAATTGATGCAGAAGCATTGTACTTGTTTACACAAACATAAAAAACCCCGCTTGAAGCGGGGTCTAAATTACTCTTGCTCTGCTAGAGACTTGAAATAATCCAAGTCATCGTCATCGATAGTGCTATTCAGAGGAACTGCACCTTTAGCTTTTGCAACAGGAATCTCAATTTCTTCAGCACGGCCCTGAGGAGCAATACCTTCAAAACCAAGAACTTTGTCAAGGCGACCTTTGAGTTGTTCATAAGGCTTGAAATGTTTACGGTCAACCATTTCTTTCAAAGAATATTGCTGAGAATAAATCTTTTCAAGTTTAGAATCATCACCGTCAAGCAAAGCAGACTTATCAGCAAACTCTGACTTATCGTAGTTGCGATAACCTTCAACATTGCGAATCTTCAATTTGAAGTTTGCGCCTTCCCAGAAATCAAACGGATTCAAAGGTGCTTCATCCGGAAATTCTGGATTCATTGCTTCAGTAATCTTATCAAAGATTTTCTTACCAAATTTGTACAGACGAATAGTGCCTTCATTCTGTGGATTAGATGGGTCAGAAACCACATAAATGTTTGCGTAGTAAGAAAGCCTGCGCTTTTGATTACGTGCTACATTTTTGTTTGCTTCAACACCAGAATTCCATAGAGTGTTGTTATGCTCACAAACAGGACACTTTTCATTAAGTGTGGTTAGACACTTATCAATGTACCAACCACCAGGTCCCTGAAAGCCGTGGTCGAACAAACGAACCCAAGGCAGACCATCTTCACCATCCACACCAGCGGCGGGAAGGAAACGAATTATAGCCATGCCGTTGCCAGATTTGTCAACAGTAGGAGTCCAGAATCGAGTGTCGTCTTTAGAGCCAGCCTCAGCAGTTTGTGTGGTGCTCTCAATTGCCTTGGTGAGTTTATCAAGGCTATCACGGTTGCGTTTTAGATTAGCGAATGACATAATATTTCCTTTCGTATATTCGATGTATGTCGTTGTATGTTTTTATCCACAAAATTCATTATATAAAATTATTTAGCCATTTGTCAATAGCTTGGCCAGAATTTCGATAGTTTCGCCGGCATTTTTGTGAAGAATGCCGTGGCCACCTGCTTTGTTGAAAGCCTCAATGATATCTGGAGTATCATCAATCAGTACAGTTTCTGGTGTTGCGTATGCGGTTTTATACGAACGACCAGGAACAATGTTGGCTTTATAAGGAATGTTGTGTTGTTTCAACCACAGCTTCTTACTTGCTTCAACAATGTCATGGTATTTTTTACCACCAGATGAAGAAAGAATTTCTATGTTGATATTTGTTCGCTCAACATAGTCAAGCAAAAAAATTCCACCAGGAAACCAGTTAAGGTTTTCGAAATGCCCTTCTAGACAAAACTTATCCCAGTTAGTCGACCACTCTTTACGATTACGGTCAGCAGCCGCCGGTTCTTTTCCAAAAAGTTCAATGTACTTTTGTTCAAAGTTGCAGAGAACACCGTCCATATCCAAATAAATTTTCTTAATCATTTTAATTCCTGAATTGCATGTTTGCGATAGGTTTCCGCATCAAAGTGTACAAAGGGTGCATACTTCACAAATTTTCTATACAGCATTGGCCATCGGATTGTATCTGCAATCTTTCTGTTCCAAACTGGCAAGAAATTCATAAAAGAATTGAGTATGCACAAAGTTTCAATAGTTGTAACGTTCTGTAGAGTCATTGTCAACAGAGGAGGATAACCATCATCAATTTTCAAAACACTATTAACGCCACCTGCTTCACGAATTATAGCACAGTCATTTTTGAATGTATAGCCTAGTGCTTGCAAGATTGCCAAACGCTTCAGATGTTTATCGTAGGTGTCATCCTCAAGTAGAGTTCCTGCCCATGCATTTTCGTTTTGCATGAGAGCAGAAATAACAAACTCTCGGTAATCATCTTGTTCATATTTCCTGGACAACTTGTAGAAGTGATATTTGTCTCTGCGCTTTTCGAAAGTTTCAATATTGATGTTACATTTACCATTGTACTTGAAGTAATCGTAACTATCGGAAGTGAAGTGTAATTTCAGCACATGATAAAGAGAAAAGGCTTCGTAACCGGTCATATTGGTAGTCTGGCGGCTTTCGGTAACATGTTAAGATTTTCGGCCTCGATTGCTATCTTTGCTTTCAAATCTTTGTTAACAAGGGTTGATGCTAGTTCAATTTCCATACCAGTCTGGTTACAATATTCAACTATTGCTTCCAAATAATTGTAATCGGTTTCAATAACAAGACTTTCTATCTCTTGCTGAAACTTGAACATTTCGTCTTTAGTTGGCATTATTTGACAATCGTTTCATACAATTGTTCAAATTGTTCATGCGTTGCCACTTCTTCATCATAGTTTTGTTTATGATAAACTTTAACGAGGCGATTGACTAATCGCTTAGGCAACTTCAAATCTTCACAGACTTTTTTGGTTGCTTCTTTGATGAAATCTTTTTCACCTTCGATTCGTGTCATGGAATCGGAACATTCTTTAATTGCATCAAACAGTTTCTTGCGGTCAGCTTCGCTCGAAATTTGATTGATAGACATTTGTTTCACAGACATAATAACTCCTTAAATAAAACCAACTTTTCTACCAACTTTTTTAATGGTAAAATTTTCAACTTGTTTATTGAACACTTCAGCAATAGACCACTTATCACGGGTACCATCAAGCTGAACACCAAGACGAGCAGAAAGAACTTCGGCTTCGCTTTGTGTAAGTGTATCAAAATTCAGAATATCAAAGCAACGTCCTGGACGAACAAGTGCCGAATCAATGTCACGAATAGAAGGCAAGTTTGTTGAGAAGATAAGTTTCTTACCTTTCGTTGTGACAAGACCATCACCAACGTTTAGGAAACGGTGCATCATTGTGTTGCCATCACTACGAGCCTTCAGGAAGTTGTCGGAGTCTTCCAGGACCATGATGTTGGCATCATCTTCAATGAAACGAGCAAAGAGAAAATCTTTTTCCAGAATGCTTGCATCATAGGTAACAATTGCAGATGAGTTGCTATGCGACAGCAAACCACGGATGAAAGTAGTCTTACCGGTACCTGGAGGTCCAATCAGCAAAAGAATATTTGCTTGTGAGTTGAGGTAACGGTCATAGTAGCTTTCAAGTGTTTCATCTTTCAAGAAAGGATACATTTCAGCAACAGGCAAACGGTCTTTGTTCAGAGGAACATTCACAGAACTTCCATCACTGGCATAGACCCATTCGATGTGGGAGGTAACTTCTTCGAAGTGACCAAAAACGGATTCTCTAATATCTTCAATAAATTCTTTGTCACCATAAACAGTAACAGTGACCGAATTTGAACTCAAATTGTAACGGATGAAGTTGAAACCTTCAGTGATAATAATCCCGTAAGAATCCGTTGATTCTAGGATATAATCACCGTCAAATTCACTCTCCATGTAATCATGCCACTTTTTGCGGTTGCAATGTAGCTGATATTCACGGCTAAGTGTACTCAGGTTAGAATTCGCTCTTTTATCAAGTAGCTGAGAGTATACGTAATCGCTGTAGTCGGAAGCACCGACAAAAATCTTTTCATTATTCATAATATTGTTGTTTACATCTTCTGCGGCCCAAACCCACTTTTTAAATGCTCTTTTTTTTCTAGAACCTTTTGCTTTTCTACGACGAATGGCAATTGCAGGGCTTTCGGCCCTGATTTTGGCCAAAAAATTGGAAACTGAATCGCTCATTTCTTAACATTCAATGCATAAGATACGCAGGTAGCAGTAGGATTGGTTTCGTATGCACACTTAACGGCTAGAGGGTCAACACCTTTTGCAATTGCGGCTTCAATGTTCCTAGCCATGTTATTCCTATCATTGAGTTGATTCAAAGATAGAGAAATAATTCCTGCCATCAGTGTAATCATAACACAAACCGCAATAGTAATGAATGTG